ATATAGTGATGTTTTGGCAGGAACTGCCGTTCAGCCCGGTGATTTGGTAAGTTATCAGGCTAGACACGACAGTGAGAAGAAAATAGTGCTAGGCGGCACTTATGATTTAATAAATCGCAAGTCAGACCTTCATGTCAACTCAGTTGATGGTACACTTGAGGATGTTTTGCAGAAATTCCAAGAAGTAGACATCAGTAGTACGCTAGATGACAACTTTGACAGGAATAGACAGTTTAGCGTCGAAGAATTCAGCACATCTTTTGGCTTGAAGATAAAAGTCAGTTGGCAAATCGCTGAAAGAGTAGATTCTAACAGAGGAGTAGGATTTAATCTTGGTCAGCCTAACAGAGACACTATACATGGAGGTCGTAGGCTAGAAAGCACAGGTGTTTTGATTGACAACAGTGGTGGTTACGCTATAGGTACTACATCTTTTACAGTAGATGGAGTCCCAGACGCTAGTACCGTATTTGCTACGGATAATCAAGCAGTCTACACTTCTAGTGGTAATAAGTTAGGTCACATCCATTCTGCTAGTATGGGTGCGACTACAGTCGTCATTAAATCAAGAAGTGTTCACCCAGTGCTAGACAATGAAGAACTGTACCTGTTGCCAGACACCTTACCAGAATCCAGAAACGACTATCTCAAGATAGGTGTCGTTCAGACTAAATATTCTAAGACAAGGAGAGGATGATAGTGCCCGTACTAAATGAAGGAGCCAGATTTTTGATAGATACATTGAGAGCGAGAATAAACGAAGTAGTGTTTGGGTTCGACGGAACAGTCGCCACCCAGCAGGATGGGGGTATAGGTAGGCCAGCAGTGGTCGTTACACCCGATGTCAAAGTCATAGACGATAACACGCTGTCGGTTGAAGCAAAACTGTCATTAGATGTGAGTTTCACGCTACCTTTGAGAGAAGTGGTTATTAGATATAAGAATCCAACCGACTCTACAGACACAACTGACTTCTGTAGATACACCTACAATTCTATAGAAAAGACTGCTAACAATGAAATTAAATTCTCAGCAATAATCGAGGTGGGACAATGACCAATCCAAAAGCAGGCCATACAAGTGCAACAGGCTACGGTGCAAATTCACAGGGACTAAGAGACGGTGACGGGCTTACCAGCCCTAGCCTTACCAATCTTTACGAGGGGTTGCATGGCAACGGTATCATCAGATTAGGCGACGGGGCTGCTGGTGACTCTTTGAGAAACAGTATCGTAACAGGTACACCCGGTTTCGTTACAGTATCAAGTGGTGGCGTAGTTACTATCAACGGCGGTTATTGCGTACTTGATGGAATAATGTACAAGTTCGCTAACGGTCCAGCAAGCACAGAGGCATTCACTATAGGTACCAGTACTAACTTTTCTGGCGACCTACCTAGCGTACCTAGTTCAAGCGGTGAAGTGTTCGTTGTCATCTATTTGGTTGGTAGAAGTTCGCCGGAAGCCCACCTCATGTATGAGATGGGAACTCCAGTAACCGCTTCTGCGGGTACACCTTTGATTCCTAACCGCTTCTTGTCAGACCCAAGTATCACAGCGAACACTGACTTAAATCATAACTCAACTGTACTAGCGGTATTGAGATATACCGTAACAGGTGGTGCGGCTAACATCAACGCTTCGCTGAGCGCAACTGCTACCATCTTTGACAGAAGGACATTCTTGAGGAACAGCCCACTGTATCTGACCCCTATGACCGATGGAGCAATAGGAGATGTGACTACAGCAAACGCTGTAAACTCTGCTGCTGATTTAGACGGCTTCTTTGCGTCACCAGAAAACGGAGACTTTGGAGGCAGTCCTTTTGCTGGTATTTGGCATAGCCATAGGGAAGATAGGTCGAGTGGAAAGCATGGTGTAATCTACGCCGGCATACCTAGAAATGTACACGCTACTCCTTCTACAGAAACTGTAGTGCTTGGTCCAAACAGAATATCTATTCTGACAGCCAATGTATCGTTTACCTTTGACCAAGAAAATGTCTTCTTAGTAAATCCAAACGGTGGTAGTGCAGACGCTACACTTACTCCTAGTGGTGATTTCCCATCTGGGCATATCATAGAAGTCAGGAACATATCTACCGCTGGTTCTTTTGACACTAAGTTCACTGCTAAGACCAACAACGCAGCGGCAGCCGTCGTTGATATAACCAACGGCCAATATGCGAGGTTCGTCTATGACGGCACTGACTGGCACCTGTTGTTCAAGGGTTGATGTTGTGGGTAGATTAGTAGAGATGCTTAGGCATAAGTGCGAGAACTGTGGTAGGAAATCGTTGCCTTTGACAATCTCAGGGAAATACCTGTCAGGTGAGCCTGCGGTATTACACGAGTGTTCCTTCTGCGGATACATAAGATTCCACGGCCAACTTGGATTCAAGGGTGTTCGTAAGCGCAAGGCTGAACCCTTGTCCAAGAAGGCCAATGGTCGCTTGTCCCGTTATCTCAGGCAAATGGCTGAGAAGTTAGGAAGGTAAGTTTATTCCATCTAAATGCTTGGGAGTGTTATGAGCGGGGCATTCAATGACGCTTGGGCTATTTTAAAATCAATGCAAACGCAAGAGAATTTACCTGCTCCTATTTATAGATTCAATACTTTACCCGTATCAGATGATGCACAAAATAGGCTTCTTAATCCAGAAGTGAGACCTTTTGGTGATATCACACCAGAAGACTTCCCTCAACTCTATGAAGAAGAGTATAGACCATATGGGCATATGGCACAATCTCAATCCTATGGCGGGCAAGGTAAATTGCCTGAATTCAAGGGCTTTGCTACATACATGAATAGAGTTAAGGAGCCAGTCGCTGATATCCCAGCATTAGTCCGTAGAATAAAGAATAGAAGATAGTTGAGTGGTTACTCTTCTTCAAATAATTCATGAAACAAATCTTGTAGCCAAAGAAGCCTGTTGTAAACTACTATAGCACTACTTCTCAAATCCTCTATATTATCTTCTTTTTTGGCATAATCATCGAAGCCTTCTACTTCAATGAAATTCATCTCGATAGCATGTTCTGTGAATCCATCTAAATTTATTATTCTCCGTTGTACTTTATCGGCGATATTAACCCCTTCATTCTCGTTATTATTACTATTAAGTTTCCACTGATTCTGTATTTCAGGCAAATTTGACAGTCGATAGAAAAATGAGTCTTCTTCTTCTTCCCATAATCCGTTACATACACACCCGCATTCGCAAAAATTTGCTAATAGTCCTTCAAGGTATTCATACCGCCTTTGATTGTTGAAAAGAACATACTCAATAGCATTAGAAAGTTCGTTATCATTTGAACGAATATAATTTATCAAGGTGTTTTCAGCATCTTGGTATCTGTCATCAATATCAGGAATCTCTATTCCCTCGCTTTCATTTGGTCTCTTGTTGTCGGCCATAAGTTTTGGTATAACATACTATACTTAACTGCATTGGTGAGTAAAAGGTCAAAAACGATGCACATTTGAGTATTTACTCTTCTTCGTCTTTTCCACGGAGACACGCTAAGCAGTATCTAAATCCTCGATGGGCTAGATTAAAACAGCCCCTCTTTGAACATAGTCTCATATCACTCGCCACGCTTTACTACGATATCGTCTATCCTTAGTATACTGATGGTGACTTCACTAGCAGATTGCACTGCTTGCTTGACTAGGTCAAGTGGTTCCCATACATTCGCTTCTATCATAGAACAAGCCCCACCATTCTCTATGTCTGGACCAGCGTCACTGTTACCCTGCTGATGTTCGTTTCTTAGAGTCAATACAGTGTCTAGTGGGTCATGGCCTGCGTTCTCAGCGATAGTGGCAGGTATAGACTCAAGGGCCTCAGCAAACGCATCGATAGCCATCTGCTCTCTACCACCTGCTTCCGCAGCCCTTTGTCTTAGATGGAGGGCTGCATTCAGATAAGCAGAGCCTCCACCGGGCACTACACCTAGAGTGGTGTAAGCCAAGCAAACCACACCCAGTGCGTCTTCAAAGCCACGCTCAGTCTCGTCGAGAGTTTGCTTAGTAGCGCCTCTTAGGATAAGTGTTGTAACTTCTCCTTCGCCCTTGACTACAACATACTTCATGTCACCGATAGTCTTACACTCTGCATCGCACTCTACGGCTTCTTGTAGGTCTTCTGTAGTGTGGGCTATCGTAGTATTGAGCAGTTTAGACAAAGCGGTCATGTCACTCTCAGGAACTCTATGAACCAGAGAAATACCTTGTTTTGCTAGTGTTGCCGCAACTACCTCATTCACGCTATCTCTGACGAATACGATACCGCCATCCGGTAGCATACCGATGATTTGTTGCGCTTTTTCGACCCAGTTGTCACGACCAGTTTGTCTCTTATACTGTTGATACTCAGCAGCAGAGCCCAAACTCAGTTGGACATTGTCATCGCTTTTACTGTCACTCAGACTAGTGTTGATGAGTATAGCCTTGCCGTTTGGTTTCATAGGCATAGCAGGTAGCATGAACTCCTTATGGAGGACTACACCACTAAAGCACGATGAATCGTCTAGGCTGCCACCGGGTTGACAAAGGACACGGATTCGGTCAAACTCTCCCCCGGCCTTTTCAACTGCTTCTACGCACAAAGCACTTACATGCTCAATGCTAGATTCAAGCGCTTTCCCTGTGATTGAAGTCTTAGCCACATTCTGTAGGTGGTCTTTAGCATCTACCTTGAGTGTCTCAAGATGTTCTGTAGTCCACCTAGATGCCTGTCTGTAACCTCTACAGATTACATTGGCGTGTAGGCCTTTGTTAAACAGGAGTTCGCTGTTACCCAGTAATTCACCTGCTAAGACCACTGTACTCGTAGTACCATCATAGCACATACTTTCCTGTGTGTTGGCAGCCTCGACTACCATCTTAGCGGCAGGGTGACTTGCATCTAACTCCTGCAATATGGTAGCACCGTCGTTAGTGACTATCACATTGCCACCAGCGTCTACCATCATTTTATCCATCCCCATCGGACCCAGTGTAGTTTTCACTGTACCGACAGTTCTCTTTGCTGCTCTTATATTGTGCACTACTGCACTAATGCTCTGTTCTTGTTCGCTCATTGTTTTCCCTCTCAAAATATTCATCTAATATGGAATCTATACAGGAAGTACATACTCTGTGCTTAGAGCATCTAATCCCTGACCAATTATCTCTTTCGCATACTTCGCAGATTATCATTGACATTACCAGTCCACCTCGTACTCTTTGACATCTCCTGTTTTTCTGCACCTTGCTTTTACAATACCTTCTTCCACACCATGCTTCCAAAGTTCGTATACAAGTTCAGCGTCTTTTAGGCAATACTCAGCGA